ACTGCATTTTCGGAAGCCCCATTTTCCTCATTAGCGGGTGCTAATGCGGTTGTTGCGGTTACAGGTCAAGCACTTACTACAAATACTGGTACAGTAACTGCTACAGGAACGGCAACTGTTTCTGTAACAGGTCAATTACTAAATTCTAATTTAGGATCTGTTACAGCAAGAGCAGGTGCAAGTGCTCCTGTAACAGGTGAGATATTAAATGCTAATTTAGGTTCTGTTGTAACTTCTGCTAATGCTACAGCATTTCCAACTGGTCAAGTATTAACAGGAAACACTGGAACATTAACTGCTACAGGTACAGCAAACATTCCTGTAACAGGAGAAATATTAAATTCTGATTTAGGAATAGCTGATCCTTCACCTGATGCAACAGTAGTTGGAATTGGAATGACGGCTGCTCTATCTGTTGGAACAGTTGTTGCTGGAGATGCTAATGCATTCCCAAGCGGTGAAGAAGCAACTGTTAATCAAGGAAATGTAGGTATTGATATATCAACAGATGTTCCTGTAACAGGTCAAGTAATAACTTCTACATTAAATTCTGTTACAACCAAAGCAGATGCAAATGTAGTTACAACAGGAGTTACACTATCTACAAGTGTAGGAAATGCATTAGTTAGATGGAGTAATGTACCACAAGGAGATTTAGCTACTTGGACAGAGGTTCCTCAAGGCTCTTCTTCTACGTGGACTGAGGTAAATCAAGGCTCTTCTAACCCATGGACAGAAGTTGACACTGCTGCATAAATCTAATAAAACAATATAATTGGAGAAATAAAACATGGCAAATACCACATCCAACAATTTAAAGCTAACAGTACAAACCACAGGTGAAAATGCTAATACTTGGGGTCAGATTACTAATACCAATTTACTTATATTAGAACAAGCAATTGGCGGTTATGATGCATTCAATGTAACTAATGCAAGTAGAGCTTTAACATTTTCAAATGGTGCTTTGTCAAATGGTAAAAATGAAGTTATTAAATTAACAGGTACGTTGTCAGCAAATGTCAATGTAACTATCCCTGATTCAATTGAAAAAACATATACTATTCATAATACTTGTGACCATGCTGGAAACACTTTAACATTCAAAACTTCATCTGGAACCGGTGTTGCGTTATGTGAAGGTCACAGTTATACTATTTATTCAGACGGTACAAACTGTGTAAAAGCTGATGAGCATAAAGTTTGGCGAGCAATCAGTGCATCAGAAACTGTGCAACCAGGAGCACAATTATTGGTCGATACTTCTGGTGGAGCTGTTACAGTTACTTTACCTGCCTCTCCTTCTGCTGGTGATGAAGTTAGTTTTTTAGATAGTAAATACACATTCGATACAAATAATTTGACTGTAAATAGAAACAGTGAGAAAATAGTAAACGATGCATCTGATTTAACAGTTGCGGTTGAAGGTGCTGCATTTACATTAGTATATGCAAACTCATCAATTGGTTGGACGTATAAGGAGAAATAATAAATGTCAGGATACGCAAATACAAAATATTCAGCATCAGGAGTTAAAACTGGAACTATTATTTCTTACGGAAGTAATACTGCCCCAGATGGATTTTTAGATTGTGATGGAACTGCTGTTTCAAGAACAACGTATGCAGCTTTATTTGCAATAATTGGAACAACTTATGGAACAGGTGATGGATCAACTACTTTTAATTTACCTGATTTACAAGATAATGTTGCTTTAGGAAAATCTGGAACTAAAACTATTGGTTCAACTGGTGGAAGTGCTACACAGACTACAACAGGAAGCGTTGATAACCACACTTTAACAATTTCTGAAATACCTTCACATACCCATACACACCCAGGTCATCAACAAGAACAAGGTATTAGACACAGAGATGGTGTTGATAGAATTCCACAACGAGGAGATCAAGGTTCTCAAAGTGGAACTTATACTTTTGGCAGCACTGGTGGAGGTGGAGCACATAATCATGGTTTTACTGGAGCAAGTATGTCTGTATTACAACCATATGTGGCAACAAATTTTTGTATAAAAACATGATATGTTACAAAAACTTAATTTTAAACCAGGTTTCAACAAAGAGGTTACACAGTCAGGTGCTGAAGGTCAGTGGACTGATGGTGACTTCGTAAGATTTAGATATGGCCTACCAGAAAAAATAGGTGGTTGGTCACAACTTACAACAAACAATATTACATTACCAGGTGTTGTTAGAGCACAACATGCTTTCTCTAGTTTAGCAGGTGAGAAATATGTAGCACTCGGTACATCGCAAGGTTTATTTTTATACTATGGTAGTGAATTTTTTGATATCACTCCTCTTGCAACAGCTATTACAGGCGCAACTTATACATCCACTACAAGTTCAACAACTGTTACAATAAACAAAACAAGTCATGGTATGACTGCAGGAAGATATGTAACTTTTTCATCAGTCACTGTTCCTGGAAGCCCGACTACTGGTTTTACTGCAGACGATTTTCAAAATAATTCTTTTGAAGTACAGGCAGCTAATTTATCATCAAATAGTTTTGAAATTATAATGCCTTCAGCTGAAACAGGTACTGGAGTTACAGCAGGCGGAACAATAACAATTGATCCATATATAACTGTTGGTCCAACTATTCAAACATTTGGTTATGGTTGGGGTATATCAACTTGGGGTTCTTCTACTTGGGGAACACCTAGATCCACTTCATCTGTTATATTAGATCCAGGCCAATGGTCTTTGGATAATTATGGACAGGTTTTAGTTGCAACTATTTCAGATGGTTTAACGTACACTTGGAACGCGGGTGCTTCTAATCCAAGAACCATAAGAGCTTCTCAAACTACAACAGGATTTGCTACCGGAAATAATCCAAGTAAATCTAAAATGACAATTGTGTCAGATAGAGATAGACATTTATTTCATCTTGGAACATTAACTGATCTTACAGATTCAACTTCTCAAGATCCAATGTTTGTAAGATTCTCGAATCAAGAAGATTTAAATACATACACACCTACAGCAACTAACACTGCAGGTACATTTAGACTAGATTCCGGTAGCGAGATTCGGGCAGCTGTTGCTGGTAAAGACTATGTTTTAATTTTAACAGATACCGCCGCATATGTTGTTCAATTTGTAGGTCCACCATTTACATTCTCTGTTAGACAAGTAGGTGTAAACTGTGGATGTATGAGTCAACATTCAGCTGTGTATGCACAAGGTGCTGTGTATTGGATGGGAGATACAGGTGGATTTTTCAGGTTTGATGGTACAGTTAAATCTATTCCTTGTTCTGTTGAAGACTTTGTATTTTTAACAGATGGAGATAATTTAGGAATTAATTATAGTTCCAATAAAATTATATACGCTGGTCACAATAGTTTATTTACAGAAGTAAATTGGTTTTATCCAAAATCAGGTTCTACACAAATTGATAGATGTGTAACATATAATTATGGTGAAAACGTTTGGACAACAAGTTCTCTAGACAGAACAACTTACATTGATAGAAGCGTATTTGATGCACCTTATGCAACAGATTATGATTCAACTGCTACACCAACTTTTGATATAAAGGGAATTACGAATACTTATGGAGCTAGTATTTATTATGAACATGAAAAAGGAAGTGACCAAGTAAAAGCAGGAGTTACAACTTCTATAAATGCATATATTCAATCAGGTGATTATGATATTACAGCCAGAAGAGGTATAACAGGAGGGACTATGCCTATAGCTGATTTTAGAGGAGATGGTGAATTTACTATGTCTATTAGACGATTTATACCAGATTTTAAAGTATTGACTGGTAATTCAAAAGTTACCTTGTTATTAAATAATTATCCAAGTGGTACAGCAACTAGTTCACCTCTTGGACCATTTACAATTACATCATCTACTGATAAAGTAGATACACGTGCAAGAGGAAGACTTGTTTCACTTAAGATAGAAAATGATGGAACAGGTGAGACCTGGAGATATGGCACAATAAGATTAGATGCGCAACCGGACGGGAGAAGATAATGAAAAAAATAATGTCACCTGAATTGTATGGATTATATAGTGTTGGAAAACCAATTAATGGTTTAGAAGAAACACCTGAAGAATTATTGAGTAGAGGTTATGGAGCAACACCTTTTAATGCAATAGGAGACAATTATTTTAGGGAACAGTATTATCCTGCGCCCTACACTGGTTCTGTACCATTTCAAAACATATATCGTCGTCAATATGAATTTACAGATGATGAACCATCTGGCGGTATTACAGAATTAGATTTAAGTATCCCAGAGGATAACGATATAGACTCTATTTACAACGATAAAAGTTTTGACGTAACACCAGAGCAAACAGGTATTAGAAAATTATTACAGTATTTACCGTTTGGAGATAAATCTCTTTTCAGAAGAGGATTTGAGGGAATATCTAATTTAATTCCAAGAAACGATCCAAGAACTAGATCTATGCAAAATTTCTATGGTTCAAGATTTGGTTTAACTCCTACAGGTTCTGTTGCTTCAGGAATCATGGCTGGATATAATCCGGTATCAGGGTTTGGTGAAAATAAAAAATTTGGTTTACAAAGAGCTTATCAAAAAAGAATAGATAGAATACAAAAAACATTAGATCAAGGAAGAGGAAGTGAACAATTAGAAGAAAGACTTGCTAAACTTAAAGAGTTAAAAAGACAAGAACAAACCGCAATGGAAAAACCAACTATAGATAGAGCGAGAGATAGAAATAGAGGTGTGTATGAAAAAGCCAAAAGAGAAAATAGATTAGGACCTGGAGGTGGTTTTAGTACATCAGGTAGAGAAGGAGCGTTTTCATCTAAATCAGGTAGGGGAAGACAAGATTATTAATGGCCAAGATAACTGCATACATACCAGAACCTAGAGAAGAATACGATTCCTCTAATCAAAGACAAATTATAGAAGCAATTGATACTGTAAAGAATCAATTAAACTTTGCATATCAAAGTGATTTAAAAAACGAACAAGATGCATTTAATTACTTTTTATCATGACCATACAATATAAAAGCGAAACATTTAATTTAACCGATACAAACTTAACTACAGTTTTATCTATATCTACATCTGCTGTTGCAATTGTAAAATTAGTTCAAGCAAGCCATGCAACTTCTTCAAACATTGATGTTGATTTATATTTAAAAAAATCTGGTGGTTCAGACGTTGAAATAGGACATGCTCAACTCAATAAAAGTACAGAAAATTTAGTTAAAGATAGCTTGAATTTAGAAGCAGGAGATGTTATTAAAGTACAAGCAGGCACAGCTAACCAAATAACAGGCGCTGTAAGTTATGCTTTAATAGACAGATCAAATGAAAATGGATGATTTACCAAAAATTAATTGTACAACTGTAGTCACATACAGAAATACAAAAACAGGTGAAGTTTTTAAAGATAAGAAAGAAGGAGAAGATATAGTGCAAGATGTAACAGTACAAGTATCTCCGAAAGGTTTAGAAATTTTACAGAAAGTTATGAAAAAACATAATGAACCAAACTCCTAAAGGCGGAACAGAATTACAATTTGAATTTTTAACAAAACATGTAGATGCAAGTCTACTAGATAAAGTACAAATCTGTACATCTGTACCTGAAAAAATTGCGTTACATCCTACCAAAGTAAATATTCTTTGGCAAAAGAATTCTTATGATCAACCGAATCTGGCTCCATGGTTTCAAGATAAATCTAATCACAATAAATACGACTGGTATGTATTTAACAGTCATTGGAATTATGAAAAGTTTAGAACTTACTTTCATTTACCTACTGAAAAATGTGTAGTTATAAAAAACGGTGTAGAAAAAATAGAACCTATATCTACTACATATAAAGAAGGAGATCCTATTAAAATAATACATCAAAACACACCTTGGAGAGGATTGAATGTTTTATTAGGTGCAATGCAACTTATCAAAAATCCTCTTATTACTTTAGATGTTTATTCATCTACAGAAGTATATGGAAAAAACTTTTATGATAATAATGATAAATACTATCAAACTTTATATGAACAAGCAGAGTCTTTACCTAATGTAAATTATATTGGTTATAAACCAAATGAATATATTAGAGAACATTTAAAAGATTATAGAATATATGCTTATCCAAGCATATTTGAAGAAACATCTTGTATATCATTACTAGAATGTATGGCAGCTGGACTATATTGTGTAGTTACAAACTTTGGTGCATTGTTTGAAACAGGCGCTGAGTTTCCAATGTATATTCCATATACAGATAATTATAAATCTTTATCACAAAAATTTGCACAAGGGATAGAAGCAGCGGCTATGTCTTTAAAACATGAAGCAATAAATGATCATTTAAAATTTCAAATAGATTATACAAACAAATATTATAACTGGAATAAACAAGGTGTATCTTGGACACGTTTTTTACAAGGAGCCATAAATGCAAAACAATGATCCTATTTGGTTTAGTAAAACTACACCCAGTAAAGATACTTATCAAACAATAAAAGAATCAAAAGTTCATGAAGTTCATTTAGGTGAAAAAAAACCTAAATATAAAATAATGGTTTGCACACCTTGTCATTCAGATGTATCTATGCATTACACACAATCCGTATTGATGTTTCAAATGGAATGTATGAGAAATAATATACTAGTAAGTTTTACTTTATTAAAATCATCTCTAGTTACACAAGGTAGAAATTTATGTGTGGCTGATTTTTTAAACCACGAACATGAATATGAATATTTACTA